CTTTGTACTTCTCTGAGAATACTTTAGCTATAATTTTCATTATGCGTGCATTTAAAGTTCCATCCCATTTTTTAAAATCTGCATCACACAAAATTTTTTGTCTCTTTAATTTTCTAGCAAGTGTATCAAAGTCTTTATAAGGATTAAAACCAACACATATACCCGTCTTATGAATATTATCCTTATAATACTTAATTAAAGCACCAAAAATTTTCTTTGTCCACATTATGTGAGTCAAAGGGATTACACGAAAAGTACGAGGGGTCTCGCGTTTGTCAGCCACACGCAATTCATCCTTAAAAGTCTCAATGCATAAAGTGTCCTCCAAAACATCCTCACCATTCTCAGCTTTGCGCTGGAAATCTCTTAATTTATTACTCAATTCTTCATCAATTGTACGGTTCTTATAATCCAAGTAATCTTGCTTGTTACTCTTGAATCCATAACCGTTTGAAGACTTCTTATTTAATGGTGGAATACCCTCTCCTCCAAACGCTACTAAATCCCAAGAAATTTCATCAAACTCTGGGATCAACTCACTCATGTATTGTGAAGCATATTATGTTCCTCATCATCGATAACGCCCTGGTGAGCAAAAGTTTTCATAGCCAACTCTTTTAATTTAGCTATAGGTCTATCAATAATCGGGGGACCCTTGGATGCAATACCCAAATCTTTCATAATGCCATCCATTTCTTCACAGTAATCTCTGTGTAGCGGTGTAGGCACTAAACTGGTCTTAGCTATAGGGTACTTTCTCTCTATCTCTCCATCCTCATAACGTAGACGAGCACCGGAAAAATTGTCAATAATCTTAGTATCTACCTGCAATTTGCCCTCAAATCCAGATAACATCAACTCCCTAATAACTTCTTTTAAACAAGGAGGAGGCATAACCGTAAATCCCTCTTTCCCATTTCCAGCAACATGCATGGATAAAATACTGCCTTGTACATCTACAAGAACCATGCCACAAAAACCAGTGGATGTTAATGGGGTTATATACCCTGAATTACGCTCATGAGTCACACTACCATTCTTATCATAAAAAACAGCACATTCATTTTCTCGAACGTTAAATCCACGAACCATCTTACATATGTCACCTGGAAAAACGGCATATACAGTAGGGTCCAACGTATTAGACTCCACAAATAAAGTTCTACATTTTTTATACAAAACGGGAAAATCGACAAACTTATATACCGCTAAATCGATAGTCGGAAACGCCCTAACTAATGAAATTTGTACTTGCTCTGCCTCTTTATGACCGTGATCATAATGCTCCCAAGTATCATATATATCAACATATTGTTTGTCCCATGCATAATGATTAGGTATCAATAAATTGTTACCACTAACCAAACAATGACCCACAGAACCAGTTTTAACATTCCTAAGCAATTTAATATGTCTCTGGACGTTTAAAACATTCTCCGGTATAACACTACTGAGCTCTTTATGCTGATCGGCAATCTGCGCGTTGAAACTTGATAAAGCATCACGCCACTTAGTTGTACTCTCGCTACTAGCCATAGGGGCTAAGTTACACATGTACGTCTGAATGAAATATTG